GCCGGCGAGACAGCCTTGATTGTTCGGCAGACACCACGCCATTCGGGCGGTGAGATAAAGTACCACGCGGATGGTGCGCCGGTCGCCACCTTCCCGGCCTTCCTGCCGACGCACAAGCGCAAGGATGGCGAGGCGTGGTATGTCAACACGGGCTCGTTCGTCATTGACCGCTTCACGGCGGGCAAGCCATCGGCCAAGAGCGAAAACATCGAGTACGTCCTGTTCATGATGCTGGACGACGTCGGCACCAAGTCCAAGGTTCCGCCGCTCGATCCGACATGGATCATGGAGACGTCGGAGGGTTCGTTCCAATGGGGCTACGCCTTCAGCGAACAGCCGACCAAGGGCGAATTCACTGCGGCCATCACCGCCATCGCGGAGGCCGGCTACACGGACCCCGGCGCCACCAACGCGGTGCGCAACTGCCGCCTGCCCGGCAGCGTCAACCTGAAGCGCGGGCGTGAAGGGTTCAAGGCGCGGCTGGTCGAGTTCCATCCCGGCCGCGAGTACACGTTGGAGGACATTTGCAAGACGCTCAACGTGGTGCCGGGTCCGGCGGACGGTGCGGGTCTGCCGTCCATCAAGATCAGGGACACCGGCAGCGACACGGTGCTGAAGTGGCTGAACGACAACGCCATGGTGCTGTCCCGCGTCAATAACGAGGGCTGGTGCGGCGTCGTCTGCCCGAACAGTGCCGAGCATACGGACGGCAACCCGGAGGGCCGCTATTCTCCCGTCAACCGCGCGTTCTGCTGTTACCATGGGCACTGCCAGCACCTGGACAGTAACGCCTTCCTCGCGTGGGTGGCCGAGCAGGGCGGCCCCAAGGTCACGCCCGGCTTCCGCGAGGAGTTGGTGGCCGAGCGCATGGCGGCGGTGGCCGAGGTGCTGAAGCCCAACGACATGTTTCGCGACACCGCGTCCGAGGTCATCGCCGAGGTAGACCGCAAGGAGGTGGGCCGCCTTGACAAGGCGGGCTGGTACACGCGCTTCGCCTACGTCGTGTCGGACGACACCTATTTCGACTTGCAGGCCCGCCGCGAGATGTCGCGCGGTGCGTTCAACGCCGTGTTCCGCCATGTGTCGTGCAAGTCCATTCACACCGACCGCCGCGTTGAGGCGTCCGTATGCTACGACGAGAACCGCCAGGCGGCAGGCGCCCGCGTGCTGGAGGGCGTCACCTACGCCGCCGGCGACAGCGTGCTGGTGTCGCGCGAGGGCGAGGTCTACGGCAACCGCTGGGTTGACGCCCGCCCGGACCTGTCCGACGTGGCGCCCGGCGACGTCAGCGTGTGGCTGGCCCATGCCGAGCACCTGATACCGGATCAGCAGGAACGCGAGCATGTGTTCAACGTCATGGCCTACAAGTTGCAAAACCCGCGCGTCAAGATCAACCACGCGATCTTGCACGGCGGCGACGAGGGCTGTGGCAAGGACAGCCTGTGGGCGCCGTTCCTGTGGAGCGTGTGCGGGCCTAGCCTGCGCAACCGCGGCCTGGTGGACGGTAAGAGCATTAATTCGCGCTGGGGCTATGCCCTGGAGAGCGAGATCATGATCCTGAACGAGTTGAAAGAGCCCGAGGCGGCCGAGCGTCGCGCGTTGTCCAACAGCCTGAAGCCGATCATTGCGGCGCCGCCCGACATGTTGCCGATCGAGCGCAAGGGCCTGCATCCCTATGACATGGCGAACCGTCTTTTCGTGCTGGCGTTCTCGAACCATTCGGTGCCGATCACGCTGGAGACGCAGGACCGGCGCTGGTTCTGCATCTGGTCGGATGCGCCGAAGATGACTGAGGACGAGGGCAAGGCCCTGTGGAAGTGGTACGAGGCCGGCGGCATGGCCCGCGTGGCCAAGTGGCTGGCCATGCGCGACGTCTCGGCGTTCAGCCCCAAGGCGACACCCATGTGGACCGAGTACAAGGAACGGTTGATCGAGAACAGCCGCAGCATGGCGGAAAGCTACATCGTGGAGCAGATCAACCACCCGTCGATCGAGTTTGCGGCCGGTGTGGTGGCGTCACCATTGCATCGCATTTGTAATTCCCTGCAATCCGGCAGCCCGAATGGGGCGAAGGTCGTCCCGGCGGCGCTGATCCACGCTTTGAAGGAAGCCGGCTGGATTGACCTCGGCATGATCAAATCGGCCGAGTATCAGACCAAAAAAGCGCTTTGGGCGCGCGAGGATATGGTGCGCAAGTGGAACAAAAGCGAACTCCGGCGCATGGTCGAACAGACGCCGGAGCAGGGTGTTAAGAAGAATGAACCGGATTTGAAGCTGGTTAAGAGCTAAAGGTCAAGCCACGCCAGAAGCACGGCGGCGATGAGGATAGCAATCATCGCCGCCATTTTTCTGCTAACTCACGCGCGAACATGATGAGCAGCGTCCAGCCGCCTATCGCGCCCCCAAAGAAGAAGGCATATTGCAGCCAGTGCCAAAGGTTGTCAGGCATCGCCGTTGACCATAGCGGCAAGGGCCTGATCCCGCGCTTCAACCTCAACCTGTAGCGCGGCAATCAAGGCGTCAATTTCCTCACTGTAGCGAAATTTGAGGTTGCGCAACTGGTCGGCCAGGCTGTCACCCATGACGCGGTTATGCGCGCGTTCCGTTTCGACATCCGAAATTATTTTTTGCAGGCTCATAGTTCTATCGTCCTTTCTCTGTTGGTTAGGCGGGTTCGTACCTTGGGCGCGTCCAGTGCTGGCAACGCCGGCGGTGGGGGTGCAGGCGGCGCCGAGCGGCGCAGCAGCGTGAAGTAAAGGCAGGCCGTCCCCATGAGGGCACCAGCGGCAAAGCCTATGAAGAAGTGCACGGCTCATCCTCCGTCAGCAGGGCCTCCACGCGGTCACGCTCGGCCTTGTACTGGCCTTGGGCGACCATCGCGCAGAACGTCGTATAGCTATGGTGCGCCGTCGTGTGGTCGGTGCGGTTGAGATGCGCCGCGATCTGGCTTAGCCCCAGGTCCAGCCTGCGCCGGCGTAGTTCCCACGCCGCATGGTGGCGAGCCCGGCAATACTGCCGCTTCCGTTGCACGCTTTGCAACTGTTCCACGGTCAGGTCGTGCGCAGCCGCGACGGCGGCCAGGATGCGCTTGGCCGGGAAGCGGCGCCGTTGCTCGGCAATGTGGGCCTCATGCGCTTCCCAAAGCCGCTTTACTTCCGCTTCAAATTCGGTTCTACTCGTCACGTTCCCAGCCTTCCTTGCCCGCCGGAAGCAGATTGCGCCGGCGGGCTTCTTTTGCGGCGGCCTCCAAGGCAACCGCGTGATTGTTGAGGCGGACCTTGACGGCCGCCATGAACCGCAACAGGTCGACGTCGTCCAAGCCCGCCACGTTCGCTTGCCAGTGCAACAGGTCAGCCATAAGTGCGGCTCAGCTGAAACTGCAACGCTTTGGCTTCTTCTTGCCAATCGTAAACGCGTCGTTCCGCTTCCTCCAGTTCCTCGCGCAGGCGAGCGGCCTGAGTGGCTTCCGCCGCTTCGGCGTCTAGCTGTACCGCCAGCGCTTCCACCAAGGCGATGGAAAGCATGCCCACTTTGGCGCATTCGAGCGCATGCCGGACCAGTTCCGCCGGGGGCATGTTCATCATGTCTGTGTAGTCACGCATAGCGGCGCACCTCCCCGTTATCAATCAAGGCCTCTATCACGCGCTCATGAAGCCATTCGCGGTCGAGATCCTGATAGAGGATCTTGAACAACGGTTCCGTGCGGGTGATCTTGGTATAGATGCGCTTGCCGGGCTCAGTACCGACCGCGTCGAAATGAAACTCGGTCACGTCCCAATCCGGCAGACCGTCGGCGATCTCGTATTCTATGCGCGCTTCGCAATCCGTCTCGAACAAGCAAACGTCGTCCTTGTAGACTGTAACTGTAACGGGAATGTAGAACATGGTTCCTCCTATGGTGTGATAATGAAAAAGACGAAAACGAAAGCGTAGGACGCGAGCAACAGCGCCGCGACCTTGGCAAGCTGTAAGGCGAGGTTAAGCATCGCACCATTCCTTGCCGTGGAAGGCTTCGCGGCATACTTTGCTAAAGCCATATTCCGACATAAGCGCCAATGTCATATCGTCCGGCAACGTATGCCGCGGCACCCATCGCGTGATCTTTGTGGCGCGTTGCGTCACCATTGCATCGCGTCCGCCGTGATAGCGAAGTGACCAGCATTCACTGTCAATGCTCAACATGGTTAGCGATCCATCACGAAAACACAGCCATTCTCGGCGTGCGCTTGGTGGAGTATGCCGCAAGTCCAGCCCATCTTATCGAGAAGCATTTGCGCGGCCTTAGCGTGCGCTTCGGACTGCGACAACTCATGCGGATAACTGATCGTAACTGACAGCTTGCCGCCGGACTTGGCCCATGCCTTGACGCGTCCGGGCCGGTAGTTGGTCGGGCCGAGGTATTTGGTGAAGATTGCGCAGCGTCCGGTATCGTTGATCATTGTAATGTTTCCCCTAGTTTATTGCGTTTGTGGAAAGTAACAGGGGCCGGAGCCCCCGTCAATGATTTGTTGTTAGGCAATCGCGCGGGCGACGTTCCAGGGCGTTGCGTCCTTGGTGCGGCGCATGGGCATGATGACTGCGAAGCAATCCTCACGGCCGGCAAAGGTCACGCCATGCGGGCTCTCAGGGTTCCAGGCGTGGATTTCAAACGCGGTTCCGGTCTTAGAACCAAGCGCGCGCGACATTTGCCCCAGGTCGTAAATATACTCAGGGTTAAAGTGCGCCGGCGCCGTGTCATCGCCCGGCTTGAACCCATCGGCCGGCGGAATGATTGCTTTCCAGTTGGGGAATGTGCCATCTACCGGCGTGAACACGACGCCGCCAAACGTGTTACCGTTCAACTCGATCGTTTCCGCCTTGCGCGGCGCCAGCTTCAGCGCGGCCTTGACGGTTTCCAGCGGAATGATCACGTCGGCCGGTACAGCCTCGGCCAACTTGGCGCAGAATAGGCGATGGCCATCTGTTGTGACCATGTGCCCGGACGTGCTGAGATGCACGCCTTTCAGGTAATAACGCGTTTCCTCAGTTGAGGCACAAAGCAACGCGGCCTTAAGCAGATCGGTAGGAATAAGCATGGTAGTTCTCCCGGTTGAGGTTAGCTTAGGGTCTAGTGAGCCGGCGCGCTTGGCGCCGGCCTAGCTAGGCCTTAAACAAACTCATGAGCGTGAAGGAATGCCATCTCGTCGCTTGTGGCGCCGCAAAGCGCGAAGGGATGCTTGACTAGGTACGCCGCAAGCCGGCGACGGTTGGCGCTCGTGGGGCAGCACTTGTAAGAGTGGATCAGCTTGGCCATGTTTTCCTCCTGTTGTGTTCCGATGGGGATAACCTAACAGGGTTCCGAATGTCTGTCAAACATTTCTTTTCATCTAGCCATCAAAAAATGTGTTGCAGCCATTCCGCGCTTGTGGTAGGTTTTCCCCACAACATAAGAGAGTGTGAAAAATGGCTAACCTTACAAACGTATCGGAAAACCTGTTGCGCGCGATGTACGATAAGCGCGGCGATGAATGGACTGACAGCTTGGACCAAGTCATTGCGCTTGGTTATGGTGACGTCACATTCCGCGATATGGAAGCGCTGGCGCGCGATGGCAACGCCGATGCAATCGCTCACATGAGCGTGTGGCACAAGTTGAAGGAAGTCACAGACGAGATGGACGCGCGGCAGCGCTGGCATGGTTCAATGAAGCCCATTCGCAAGCGCGCTTGACGCCGCTTTTTAGACGTGCTACAGCAATTGCTGTAGTGAGTTAACCCCGCCCTAATCAGGCGGGGTTATTTTATGGGTAACGTTTGGGGTTATGTTTGGGGTTATGGCAACGGGGCCAAAACGCAATAACGACGGGCACATGGGTAATATGGGTTATGTTAATCCTATATTCTTAAGAGGAACTGTTATATTAGTATTACAGTTGTATAGGAGTGTAGCGCGGCTGAGTTGCGCCCGCGCCGACTGCCCATATTGCCCATGTGCCGATGTTTATTGGTTTTCCGTTGATTTTGACTGCCCATAACGTAACCCCACGGCTTGCCCCACGCGTTGCCCATGCCGGGAAGCCCCTCGAGCCCCTCGAGCGCTCGCCAGCGCCGTCATGACTGGCGCAAGCTGACAGTTGAAAACCGACTACCCCAAACTACCCCAAACTTACCTTGCGTCACGTATCGCGTGACTGACTACCCCAAACTACCCCAACATTACGTGACGTCAGCCCCAGGCGATTGATTGAACAGTCATTCAACTCATATGGCCATTGACTGACTGCTCAGTCAGTCGCCCTGGTTGAACAGTCATTCAACTTGACTGACTATTCAGTCAGCCGGCACTGACTAAACAGTCATTCAATTTGGTGGAGGGGGCACAAGGCAGGGGGGGGACAGGGCCCTGCGCACCGCTGCTGTTGCCGAGGCCAGGGGTCACACCCGAATTTTTTTATTTTTTGACCCTCCATCCGCAACATGATAGTTTACGGTTATGACCTTCCAATCGCTGCCCTATGAGCCACGCAAGCTGGAAGCTACCGAGGCGCGTCTGGAGGCGATCTACAGTGCTGCCAAGATGGGGCTGAAGGGCGAGGCTCTGGCACTCGCCGCAGGGATGCTGCCGGTCGAGTACAGGCAGTTGACGCAGTTTGACCCCATCGCGGCATTCGCCGCGCAGAAGGGGCGCGCGGATGGCGAGATGGAGATGGCGCAGACGCTGTACACCGCAGCCCGCGAGGGCGACGCCAACGCCGCGCTGAACATGCTGCGCTACAGCCACGATTGGGCTGCCAAGCAGGCCATCGAGGTGACCATCGACCAGAAGATCAGCATAACGGCGGCGTTGGAGGAGGCGCAGCGGCGCGTTATAGACCTCACGGTGGAAGAATATGCAAACGACACAGTATAATGCTGAAGATGAGATGTCGCTTATGGCGTCTCTGTGGACGCCTGCGCTCAAGGACGACCCGCTGAAGTTCGTGTCCTTTCTGTTCCCTTGGGGGCAAAAGAACACGCCGCTGGAGAACTTCGCAGGACCACGCAAGTGGCAGCGCGAGGTGCTGCGCGACATCGGCGAGCACATTAAGCAGAACAACGGCAAGATCGACTTCAACGTGCTGCGCATGGCCGTGTCCTCCGGACGCGGCATCGGCAAGTCGGCACTCGTCTCATGGCTGGTCATCTGGATGCTGTCCACCCGCATCGGGTCCACCACCATCGTGTCGGCCAACTCCGAGACGCAGTTGCGGTCTGTCACCTGGGCCGAGATCACCAAGTGGCTGGCCCTCTCACTCAACAGCCACTGGTTCGAGGTGAGCGCCACCCGCGTGATGCCGGCCAAGTGGCTGACGGAACTGGTCGAGCGCGACCTGAAGAAGGGCACGCGCTACTGGGGCGTCGAGGGGCGCCTGTGGTCGGAGGAGAACCCGGACGCCTACGCGGGCGTCCATAACTTCGACGGCGTGATGCTGATCTTCGACGAGGCGAGCGGCATCTCCGACGCCATCTGGGCGGTCGCGGCGGGCTTCTTCACCGAAAACACGCCCAACCGCTTCTGGATGGCGTTCTCCAACCCCCGCCGCAATACCGGGTATTTCTACGAGGCGTTCAACGCCAAGCGGGACTTCTGGCGCAACAAGGTCGTCGATGCAAGATCGGTCGAAGGAACGGACAAGGCAGTCTATGAGCAGCTTATCCAAGAGTACGGTCCTGACAGCGTTCAGGCTCACGTCGAGGTCTACGGTGAGTTTCCCAGTGCTGGAGATGACCAGTTTATCCCCGTTTATCTCGTCGATGACGCCACCCAGCGGCCGAGGTACAAAGACGCTTCCGCCCCTATCATCATCGGCGTCGATCCGGCCAGGTTCGGGGCAGACGCGACGGTCATCGCCGTACGGCAGGGGCGCGACCTGAACGTCATCAAACGCTACCGGGGCGACGACACCATGGAGATTGTCGGTCGGGTGATCGAGGCCATCGAGGAGTTTAACCCCACGTTGGTCGTCATCGACGAGGGCGGCCTGGGCGCTGGCATCGTGGACCGCCTCAAGGAGCAGCGGTACAAGCAGGTCAAGGGCGTCAACTTCGGCAACAAGTCCACCAAGCCCATCATGTACGGCAACAAGCGGGCCGAGATGTGGGGCAACATGCGCGAGTGGCTCAAGACGGCGTCGGTCCCGACGGACAAGCTGCTCAAGTCCGACCTGACGTCGCCCAAGGTCAAGCCCGACAGCAAGGGCACGATTTTCCTGGAAGGCAAGAAGGAGATGAAGGCGCGGGGGCTGGCGAGCCCCGACGCAGCCGACGCCATCGCCGTGACCTTCGCGTACCCTGTCGGCAACCGCACCCCCGTTGACAAGATACAGAGGCGGTCGTATGGTCGCTCTGGCGTTTTAACGAGTTGGATGGGCAGCTAATGGCTCGCAAGGGCGTGTCATTGTCAGTAGGGCGGGGCGAAAAGCTACCCGTCGCTAAAGGTGCTGGCCTCACCGCCAAGGGCCGCGAACGCTATAACCGTGCAACGGGCTCCAAACTGAAGGCCCCGGCGCCCAACCCCAAAAGCAAGGCAGATGCAGGACGAAAAGCCTCATTTTGCGCTCGAATGGGCGGTGTTGTCGCCAAATCCAAGAACGCCGAGCGGGCCAAGGCATCTATGCGCAGGTGGAAATGCCCATGAAACCAGGTCTGTACGCAAATATTGCCGCCAAAAAGGCCCGAATTGCCGCCGGATCGGGCGAAAAGATGCGCAAACCGGGCGCCAAGGGCGCGCCGACGGCTGCTGCCTTCCGCAAGTCAGCCAAGACACGGAAGAAATAGCATGCCGCTGGTCAAATCAGCCTCTAAAGGGGCCTTCCGCAAGAACATCAAGGCCGAGATCAAGGCTGGAAAGCCTGCACGTCAGGCCGTCGCAATCGCGTACAACGTCCAACGCAAGAGTAAGAAAAATGGCTAAGAAACCTCCCCGCCTCGGCGGCGAACTGCCGACTTACACCACAATGGGTGCCACAAAGCCCAAGAAGACCCGCAGGGTTATGGCTTTTCCGAACCCCTTGGCCTCGACGGGGTCGGGGAAGAACGTCGTGCAGCGGGCGCCGCGAGAGAACATCGGCACGCCTGGCACCAAAAACTTTGTGCAGCGGTCGCCGAAAGTCAACATCGGCACGCCCGGTACGAGTAAGTTTGTGCAACGCACGCCGGGCAACTCCTCTCAGCGCATGCCGGGCAACTCCTCCCAGCGCATGCCAAGTGTCATGCCGGGCAACTCCTCCCAGCGCATGCCTGCAACTTTTCGCGCCCCGCGCAAACCATCCAAGTAGAGGATTACGACAATGGCTAAAAATTTTAACGTAACCGGCGGGCTTGGTTTTCAGGGCTACAATCTTAAAGACCACATGGGAAAATCTCGTGCTGAGACGGGTAGGGACACAACCGCCGCCACGCGCGATCAGTTTTATGGCGGTGCTCCGACTAAAAACATCCCGCGTTCTTACGTTCCCAGCCGGATCAAACAGATATTTGACCCGACGCCGTTCGCGACGCCTGTGGTCAAGATGCCTGCGGCTAAGACTAAGAAGGCTGTCGCCAAGCCAGCACCGCAGGTCGTCAGCAACGTGACCAACGCAAAAATGTCTCCGGTCAAAAATTCGTCGGTCAGCAAAAAGCCGCCCGCTACGCGCTTTGGCACCGTTACGGGCAAGACGACCGGCACGCGGGTTAGCGGCGGCGCCGGTTACGGCGGTGGCGGCACACGCGGCGGCGGCAGCCTCAGCGGGCAGGGCAGTGGAAGCCGCACGGCTGGCACCAGCCGCACGGGCGGCACTAAGCAGAACAACCCGGTAAGGGGCTGATATTGGCTGACGACGGCATCATCGGCGCGGCGCAGGTCGCCAACGGCGGGTCGGACAAGTCCGACCTGCTCGCTACCATGCGTTCGCGCTTCACGATGGCGTTGGGGGCTTACAGCGAGAGCCGCGAGGACGAACTCGACGACCTGCGCTTCATGGCAGGCTCACCCGACAACCAGTGGCAGTGGCCGGCCGACGTGCTGTCCACGCGCGGCTCGGTGCAGGGCCAGACCATCAACGCGCGCCCGTGCTTGACCATCAACAAGCTGCCGCAGCACGTCCGTCAGGTGACGAACGAGCAGCGCCAGAACCGCCCGTCGCCCAAGGTCATCCCGGCTGACGACAACGCCGACGTGGCGGTGGCCGAGATATTCGACGGCATCATCCGCCACATCGAGTACATGTCCGACGCCGACGTGGCCTACGACACCGCCTGCGACAACCAGGTGATCTACGGCGAGGGCTACATCCGCATTCTTACGGAGTACACCCGCGACGACAGCTTCGACCAAGACCTGAAGATTGGCCGCGTGCGCAACTCCTTCAGCGTCTACATGGACCCGACGATCCAGGACCCGTGCGGCTCCGACGCTAAGTGGTGCTTCATCACCGAAGACCTGCTGAAGCCCGAATACGAGCGCATGTTCCCCGACGCCCAGCCGATCAGTTCGATCCTGGCGCGCGGCATTGGCGATCAGTCGCTGAGCCAGTGGCTCAGTGAAAACACCATCCGCATCGCGGAATACTTCTACGTAGAATACGTACCCGCAACGTTAAACTTGTACCCCGGCAACGCCACGGCCTTCGAAGGCACGATGCCGGACATGAAGCTCAGGGCCATTTTCGGCCAGCCGCTTCGGTCCCGCAAGGCTGACCGCCGCAAGGTCATGTGGATGAAAACCAACGGCTACGAGGTGCTGCAAGAGCGCGAGTGGGCGGGCAAGTGGATACCCGTTGTGCGCGTCGTCGGCAACGAGTTCGAGGTCGATGGCCGGATGTACGTGTCGGGCCTTGTGCGCAACGCCAAGGACGCACAGCGCATGTACAACTACTGGGTTAGCCAGGAGGCCGAGATGCTGGCTTTGGCGCCCAAGGCACCCTTCATTGGCTACGGCGGCCAGTTCGAAGGCTACGAGATGCAGTGGAAGACGGCCAATACGACCAATTGGCCGTACCTTGAAGTCAACCCGGACGTTCAGGACGGGGCTGGCAACGTGCTGCCCCTGCCTCAGCGCGCGACGCCCCCGATGGCCCAGACGGGCCTCATTCAGGCCAAGATGGGCGCTGCTGAGGACATCAAGGCCACCACAGGCCAGTACAACGCCAGCCTCGGCCAGCAGGGCAACGAGCGGTCTGGCCGCGCCATTCTCGCGCGCCAGCAGGAGGGCGACACCGGCACGTACCACTTCGTGGACAACCTCGGCCGCGCCATCCGCCACGTCGCGCGGCAGTTGGTGGACATGATCCCGCACATCTACGACACCCAGCGCATCGCCCGCATCATTGGTGTGGACGGCGAGGTGGGCATGGCCAAGATCAACCCGCAGCAGCCCGAGCCGGTCAAGAAGATCGTCGACCAAGCTGGCAACGTCATCGAAAAGATTTACAACCCGTCCGTCGGCGTCTACGACGTCGTCATCACCACCGGCCCCAGCTACCTCACCAAGAGGCAAGAAGCGGTCGAGGCGATGGCAAACATCCTCCAGACCAGCCCGCAGTTGTGGGAGGTCGCAGGCGACCTGTTCATCAAGAACATGGATTGGCCGGGCGCGCAGGAGATGGCGGCCCGCTTCAAGAAGATCATCGACCCCAAGGTTCTGGCGGAAGACGACAAGTCGCCTGAATTGCAGGCGGCCGAACAGCAGGTCGAGGCGGTATCGCAGCAGCTTGAAGAGGCGATGGGCTTGCTCAACAACGTGCAGTCGTCGATGGACGCGCAGGAACTGCGCATCAAGGCGTACGAGGCCGAAACCAAGCGTATCGCCGCCACGTCTGCCGGCATGTCTACCGAGCAGATACAGGACATCGTGATGGGCACCATCGCGGCAGCGGTCGAGACGGGCGACATCTCAGGCAGCCGCCCAATGATGCCGCAGATGGAAGAAGAGCGCGGTGCAATGGGCATGCAGGAAGAACCTATGCCGATGGGCGCAGAACAGATGGGACCAATGGAATGAGTTGCGATAAGTTCATAGGCATGCTGTTTCTGGCCCGCGACGTGACGCACTCGGCGCACCTCAACACGCGGTCTTTTGCCAAGCACAAGGCGCTGGGTAAGTTCTACCCGGCAATCATCGACCTGGCGGACACGTTTGCCGAGATGTATCAGGGCAAGTACGGCCTTATCGGGCCGATTGCGCTGATGTCGGCGGACAAGTCCAGCAATGTGCTGACGTTTCTTGAGAAACAGGCAGAACAGATCGAGAAAGTCCGTTATGACGTCGTCGATAAGGACTGCACCCCGTTGCAGAACGTCATCGACGAAATCGTCGGTTTGTACTATACAACGATCTATAAGTTGAAATTCCTCGCGTAAGGATAAGCCCGATGGAACTTTTGAACCCTATGTCGAAGGCCGATTATCCGGCTTATTCCGTTGCTTACACGGGCACAGCCGGTAGTACGACTGCTTGGGCTCCTGGCCCGCAGGGCGTGGTCGTGTGGTCGGATCAGGCTTGCTACGTCGAGGTTGGTGTTGGCGCAACGGCGACGACTGCCAGCACGCCGATCCCGCCCTACACGCCCATCCCGTTTGCGGTGCCGATCAACAGCTCAGGCGCACCGTGGCGCGTGAGCGCCATTCAGGTGTCTACCGGCGGGACGGTCTACTGCAAGCCGATCAACAAGGCTTAAAACGATGGGTTTTGCTGGCGCATTGCGAAACGGCGTGGCTATCGGTCTTGGTAGCATCATTTCGTTCTTTTCGGGCTACGGCCCTGATCAGGCGCAGGGCAACCTAGAAACTGAAAACCTTGAAAACCTCGTCCAAGAAGACGGCGGTTTGATCCTGCTGGAGTAGAATATGACGGTTAACCTGGCATTTATCGGCGGCGCAGGCTGGCAGTTTTTTGATGATAGTGGAAATCCGTTATCGGGCGGAAAATTATATACGTATGCTGCCGGTACGACTACTCCTCTGACAACGTATACGTCTTTTACTGGTCTGGTTCCGAACACTAACCCGGTAATTCTTGACGCTGCGGGTCGCACTCCTGAACAGATTTGGGCCACTGAAGGCTTGCTGTATAAATACGTTGTAGCGACGTCTACCAATACGCTTATACGAACTTGGGATAACATTGGCGGGTCTATTGTTTCCAGCGATTTGGCCTTAGATTTAGCAAGCACAACGGACAACACCAAAGGCGACGCGCTTATTGGATTTCGTCAGTCCGATGCGTCAGGTTTTCTTACGTCCGCTGTAGGGCGCACGGTCAATAACAAACTTCAAGAAGTGTTTAGTGCTAAAGATTTTGGCGCTGTTGGAGACGGTGTTGCGGACGACACTGCGGCTATTCAAGCGGCTATTAACGCGGCAATCTACAATAACTCAACCGCTCAAGCTAATGCTCCTAAGCGTAAAGTAGTAATACCGGCGGGCCTATACAGGATTACCGATACCATTCACCTTGGATATGGCACGTCTTTCACTAGCGTATTTGTCGAAGGCGAAGGAATGCGCTACCGCTGTGAGGGATCATTTAACGGTACGGGTATCATCGCAGATTTCAACGACCGCCCGGCTTTCAATTTTCAAGGCGCCCGTAGTTCCAGCATTAGCAATCTGTGGATACTAGGTAAAATGTTTGCCTATGTAAACGACAACAATTTAGGCGGCCTGGACGGAGCGTCAAACAGTATTGATGATACAGTCGCCGCAAATTGGGTTGACCCGGCATTTCCGGCAAGCGCAAGTTCGCGTTACGCACCATACACCGCAATTACGGTTGATGCGTATTCAGGCAATGCCCCTGCCGTATCGTATCCTCCGGTTACATACCCTTCTTTTTTGAGCGGCACGGCGCAGTATAACAAAACTTTTTCGACCGACGTATTGATCGACAATGTTGGCATAACAGGTTTTGTTGTCGGCATCGCCAACCAACCTTGTGACGCAGACGGTAACGGCGACTTTACCGTTGTCCGTCGCGTTAACATGGACTGCGTGCAATACGCTATCAGTGTCTGCAATACGCAAAGCCGTAATTTTGGCATTGACAATGTTAAAATGGGCAAGTTTTTTTGCGCCATTACCACGCAAACACATGGGCGGCGGCAGGGAAAGCTAAACGGAACCGTCAGCAACTTGTCTATGGGCCAAGGTATCAACCTCCTCGACATAAACTTGGCTTTCGCAACCCCGCTTACAATTCTGCATTTGTACTGCGAAGCGCAGTGGCGAATTGGCACCGTCACCGGCACAGCGGCATCCAATAAAGCGTTGATTTTTCAGTCTTGTCAGTTTGATTTGGGAAGTCAGAATGACAACGGAACGCGCGGGCGGCCAGCGTATCTTATTGAAGGCGGTCAGCAAGCGGCAGCCATCAAATTTATTGGGTGTTTTATCGCCGGCTTCCCCTCTGTCGTTAACCTTGGTATCGGGGCTGTTTTGGAGGATACACAGGTATTCTCTACCGAACGCCGCGACGCGCCTATTCCTGCGTACCAGGCGTATGCGCACAATGCCTTGGCTGGAGGCGTCTATCTACAGCCTGTTTCCGGTGGCGCTCAACAGCGCATTAAGTACACGCAGTTTAATCTGAACACGGGCGCTTTTTCGCCGCCGCCGGCCAACACGTTTTCTGAAGAATACTTCAGTTCCTCATCGCGCGTTACCTGCATCCCATTGTTTGTCCGATTGGCGACAAACAACGGCGACCTAAACAATCCGTACTATGTGCCGTTTCGCCAAACCGCAGTCCCTAAAACCAGCGGAATTGTTAGCAGCAGCATAACGGGGCGCACGCTTCAGATCGAGTTTACGGCGCGTACAGCGTCTACTTTTGCATACGCCGGGCCGGATGTGGGCGATATACTTGTCGACGAAGTTACGCAAACGGTGTTTTTTGTTCGTTCTCGCACAGGCCAGATCATCCTTGCAGACGCGCAAACAAATATAAAATCTGATGGCCTTGGTAGCTATGTGTTTATCACGCCCATAAACCTTACTTCAGGCAATTACTATTCGCTATGCACGCGGTTTTATTCTCCTACTCTGTATCTTCGCGGAAATGTAACCTCCGGCAGCGCAATCTTGACCAATTGTGCTACGGACGAACCCTATGCCTTGTGGTATGACGCTGAAATAAGCGTGAACGATTGGCTGTATGTCGATACCCAATCGAACAACTTTGTCCCGCGCGCAGACACGCAAGTAACCGCCCGCGATCAGACCGCAGGAACAATTACGCTGGCGGGCAATGCAACGCGGTCTATTACGCGGCAAAGGCTAACGATGTTTATTCGCACTCCGGCTCCAAACGCTTAGACGTTGGTCTCTCTTTAGATAGGAACTACTATGGCAGACCTTAAAATTTCCGCTCTTCCTTCCGCCACCACTCCGGTAGCGGGAACGGAAGTTCTTCCCATTGTGCAAAGCAGCACAACCAAGAAAGTTAGCATCAGCGATCTTACCGCAGGCCGCGCAGTTGCTGCGTCCAGCTTTGCGGGTTCTGGTGCTACGGTTACGACTTCTTCACCAGTACTAAGCCTTTCTCAAACCTGGAATGCTTCGGCGGTGGCTTTTACCGGCGTTCTTTTTAACGCCACAGGAACGTCTGACGCAAACTCTGCCTCCGCCTCGCTGTTGCTTGATTTGCAAGTTGGCGGAAGTAGCAGGCTTAGTATTACCAAAACAGGAAGCATTAGGGGCTACGCTGCTGACCTAAATATTAACCCATCTGATAGCGGCTACCCGGTAAATCTTAATAGCAATATGCTGGTATATGGCAGTGGGGGCATATATCAAGTTGTTCTTAACGCTGCTGCACTCTTTAAGATTGGTTCTGACCTTACCCTTGCTCGTGACGCCGCTGGTGTAATAGGTCTGCGGGGGGCTAACACAACAACTGCTGCCGCAATGTCGTTCTACACCTATGGCGCTTCACCGCCCGCCGCACCAGCAGCATCAATCGTCAGGCTTTACGCAGACACAAGCGGCGGCAAAATCCGTCTCATGGCAATATTCCCCACCGGCGTCGCCCAGCAGATCGCGATTGAACCGTGATGCAGCACATCGCCACCCTTCCCGTCACCAACAGAGAACCCATGATCACCCTCACCCTTGACCAGAACGAACTACAGGCTCTCGCAGGGCTGCTTGATGCTGGCGTAAAGGCCACCGGACTTCAGTCCGTGAAGCTGGCCGCATCGCTTCTCACCAAGCTGGAAGCCGCAGTCGCTGAAGCAAACCTTGAGCAGAAGCAGACTGAATAATGGCAACCCTTTTCTTCGGCGTAAGAAAAAGATTGTGACGAGGGTAAAACACCATAGATACACAGAGTTGTAATCACACATAATTTGTTGTAGAGTTCTTTTTACCGTACTGGTCCGATTGACCAGGAACCGAAAGGTACGTAGATGAACGAGAACGAACTAGCGGGTGCGCCCGCGCCGGAACAGGTTCCCACGGCTGAACCTGTTGCCGCATCAGATACACCGCCGGAACCGACGCCCACGGAAGCATCCAAGACCTTCTCTCAGGAAGAATTGGACGCAATCGTCGGCAAACGTCTCGCAAGAGAACAACGGAAATGGGAGCGCGAGCAAGCGCAGAAAGCCAAGTCCCAGCCCGTTCCGACGGAACCGCTGAAAGCTGACGACTTCGCAGATGCGCAGACCTACGCCGACGCCCTTGCCGAACGCAAAGCCCAGGAACTCTTGGCTAGGCGCGACGCAGAGGCCGAACGCGCAGCAACGCTCGACGCCTATCACGACCGTGAAGAGGAAGCCCGGAACAAGTACGACGACTTTGAACAGGTCGCGTACAACCCGAAACTCCCCGTCACGGAAACGATGGCGCAGACCATTCAGGCAACCGATAACGGTCCCGATGTAATCTATTACCTCGGATCAAACCCCAAGGAAGCCGAACGGATTGCGCGTCTCTCACCGCTCTTGCAGGCACGGGAAATCGGAAAGATTGAAGCCAAACTCGGCGCCAATCCACCGGCCAAGAAAACTTCCACCGCCCCGGCACCGATTGCTCCGGTCACGGCCCGTACCTCAACAGGTACGCCTGCATACGATACCACCGACCCACGTTCTGTGAAGAACATGTCAACGTCGGAATGGATCGAAGCGGAACGGCTGCGCCAGATCAAGAAGTACGAGGCTCAACGTAGACGCTAGTCCATAGGACATAGACATCATGGCCAATAGCCTTCTTACCATCGACATGATCACCCGCAAGGCTCTCGAAATCCTTGAGAACAACCTGGTGATCACCCGCAACGTGAACCGTCAGTACGACGACAGCTTCGCTGTCGAAGGCGCCAAGATCGGTTCGACCCTCCGCATCCGTCTGCCCGACCGCGCTCTGGTCACGGACGGTGCAGCACTTCAGGTGCAGGACGACAACGAGCAGTTCACCACGCTCGCCGTCAACAACCAGAAGCACATCGGCGTGAACTTTACGTCGGCCGAACTCACCATGCAGCTCGACGATTTCGCCGAGCGCGTGCTGAAGCCGCGTATTTCGCAGCTTGCTTCGTCCATCGACGCAGACGTCGCTAACTCCTACAAGGGCGTCTTCTCGGCCGTCGGCACCCCCGGCACGACCCCGGCCACTTCGCTTGTCCTGCTTCAGGCCCAGCAGAAGCTGAACGAGTACGCTGCCATGATGCCAAACCGCTACGCGACCGTTAACCCGGCCGCCAACGCTGGTCTGGTCGAAGGCATGAAGGGCCTCTTCAACCCCGTTGACACGATCTCCCGCCAGTTCAAGAACGGCATGATGGGAGAGGGTGTCCTCGGCTACGAGGAGATCAACATGTCGCAGTCGATCAAGCTGCACACCACGGGCACCCGCGCTGCCACGGGCGCTACGGTCAACGGCAACGCCTCGGAAGGCGCTACCACGATCACCCTCGCTTCGGCCGGCAACGCGCTGACCTTTACGGCGGGCGACGTGTTTACCGTAGCCGATTGCTTCTCCGTCAACCCGCAGACCCGCGAAAGCACGGGTTCGCTCCAGCAGTTCACCGTGACTGCCGCGAACGTCTCGACTTCGGGCGGCGCTGTGACCCTGGCTGTGTCGCCGGCACTCTACTCGCCGTCGAACGCTCTTGCCTCGGTCAACACTCTCACCATCACTGGTAAGGCTGTGGTGTTCCTCGGCGCGGCTTCGACTGCCTACCCGCAGAACCTGGTCTATCACAAGGACGCGATCTCGTTCGCCACGGCTGACCTGCTCATGCCGAGCGGCGTCGATATGGCGTCTCGTCAGGTTCACAACGGCATCTCGATGCGTATCGTGCGCCAGTACGACATCAACAACGACCGCCTGCCGTGCCGCATCGACGTGCTGTATGGCTATGCCGTCATCCGCCCGCAGATGGCTTGCCGTCTCTGGGGTTAACAAATTAAAGATAGGAGAATACGACAATGGCTATTCCTACTGTAGGCGGCGGCTATCAGTTCAACGACGGCAACCTTAACGAAGTTAAGCTTACCGTTGCTGCGGCCCCCACAACTGCCGTAGACAGCGCGACGCTGACTGCTGCTCAGTTGACCAACGGCATCATCCTCGGCTCTCCGACGACCACGGCAGCGTACACGCTGCCGCTGGCCTCGGACCTTGATGCGCTGTTGACCAACGCAAAGGTCGGTACGACCTTCGACTTCCGCGTTATCAATGTCACCGGCTCTGGCGTCATCACCATGACGACCAACACCGGCTGGACGATTGGTTCGAGCGGTTCGCAGGGTCTGATGACCGTCGCTGCCACGGCCGGCACGGTGCGCAGCTTCCGCGCTCGCGACACCGGCGACGGTACTTGGGCGTTGTACGCCATCTCGTAAGCAACAGGCCCCCGCTTCGGCGGGGGCTTAACTCATCAAGGAGAACAACATGCCCAATACGAAGCCTGTTGGTGTTGCCTACGAGGACCCGTACCTCAATGGCCCCACCATCGAAAACCCGGTCTACACTGCCAAGGGCGCAGCCCTGACGACGCAGTTGACGACCATCACGTCCACGGCACCCGGCACGCCGGATTACGCCATTCAGGACTTGACCTCCACCACGCCGTTTGGCTTTGTTACCAAGGACGAAGGCAACTCCGTCCTCGCGGTCATCGCCAACCTTCAGGCCCGCGTTGCGCAGCTTGAAAGCCGGCTTCAGGCGCTGAGCCTCATCGCGTAACCTCACGGGCGGTCTTCGGGCCGCCCGTCTTCACATAGGAAAACCATGACCACAATCTATCTTATGCACCCCAAGCACGGCGTTAAGGTTGCGACGATGGAAGCCGAAGCGCAGCACGACGAGACGCACGGCTGGCGCCGGTTTGAACTGGAGGACCTCCAAGATGACGATGCCGTAGAACCCGACGCCATCTTGCCAGACGCCGAGGTTGAGGCTAACGTGATGGCTGAAGCGCCGCGCCGTCGCGGCCGTCCTCGCGCGGACAAGGGTGACTGAGCATGACCACGACTGCCGACATCATTTACGGTTCCCTGCGGCTCATCGGTGTTCTGGCGGAAGGCGAAACGCCGTCCTCCGAAACTGCGCAAGACGCGCTGACCGCCATGAACCAGATGATCGACAGTTGGAATACTGAACGACTGGCGGTGTTTTCCACGCAAGATCAGGTTGTTACGTGGCCGCCAGGTCAGCGGTCGCGCACGATGGGGCCAACAGGCGACATCGTCGCCCTGCGCCCGGTGCTGGTGGACGACGCCACCTACTTCCGTGACCCGGCAAGCGGCATTTCTTTCGGCATCAAGCTGATCAACCAGCAGCAATACAACGGTATCGCGGTCAAGACCGTCACCAGCACCTATCCGCAGGTGCTGTGGGTCAACATGACCTACCCGAACATCGAAATGTACGTGTATCCGGTGCCGACCAAGGTGCTGGAGTTCCACATCGTCTCAGTGCAGGAACTAAGCGCGCCGGCCAATCTGGCAACGGACCTTGCGTTCCCGCCCGGCTACTTGCGCGCGTTCCGGTACAATCTGGCGTGCGAACTGGCCCCCGAATTTGGCGTCGAACCGTCGCGCCAGGTGCAGCGCATCGCCATGACTTCCAAGCGCAATCTGAAGCGCATCAACAACCCGGACGACATCATGGCGCTGCCCTACAGCATCGTGGCGACCCGCCAGAGGTTCAACATTTTTGCAGGTAATTACTGAGGTAAATCATGTCCACCGTCGCCATCTCTCAACTTCCTGCCGCTACCACAACCACTGTTGCGGATGAAATTCCGATTGTGCAGGGGGGCATCACCAAGAAACTGACCAACGCGCTTTTGTTCAGCACGACGTCGCTTGCCAGTGCCACGGGATTGCCGATTGTCGCAGGTACGACAGGTACTCTAACCGTAGCGCGCGGGGGCACTGGAGTTACGGCGTCTACGGGCACTGGTAACGTAGTTTTGTCAAACAGCCCGACGCTTGTTACGCCGACGCTTGGTGTGGCAACGGCTACGTCCGTCAACAAGGTTGCTATCACGGCGCCCGCTACCAGCGCCACGCTGACAATTGCTGATGGCAAGACGCTGACGGCCAACCATTCGCTCACGCTGGCGGGTACAGACAGCACGACGATGACGTTCCCGTCTACCAACGCGTCCATTGCGCGGACCGACGCGGCGCAGACGTTTACGGGCAATCAGACTTTTAACGGGCCTGTGATCGGGGCGGCGCAGGCACTTTCTGGCCCCGGCGCCATTAACATTACCCAGCCCGTCACTAAGTTTACTTCGACTGCCGCAGGCAACGCCTTGACCCTAGCGGACGGCGTCGAGGGGCAGACCAAGACCATTGTCTACGTTGCAGAAGCCGCAGGCGGTGACACAGGCGTACTGACGCCGACTAATCTTGGCGCAGGCACGACGATTACGTTTAACAATATAGGAGACGCTTGCATCCTTCAGTTTTTGGGTACTGATTGGTGGGCGATTTCGCTTCGTGGTGCGGTACTGGCTTAACCGATGCAGACGCCGATCCTTGGTTCAGCGTACACGGCCCGCAGCGTAAACGCTGCGGATAGCCGCATGGTGAACTTGTTTCCTGAAGTGGTGCCGGAAGGCGGCAAACAGCCTGCTTTTCTCCAGCGCGCGCCAGGACTGCCGCTTCGTGTCACCGTCGGCACGGGGCCTATTCGCGGTTTGTGGCAACATAACTCGTATATGTATGTAGTTTCGGGCAGCACTTTTTATCAGGTGTCGTCGTCTTACATTGTTACGGCCAAGGGAACAATCACGGGCACAAACCCGGTTACTATGGCCGACAACGGCACACAGATCATGATTGCCGCTGACCCGGCGGGGTACATCTACAATACCTCGACAGGCGTGTTTGCGCAGATTACCGACCCGGATTTCCCCGGCGCGTCGGTCGTTGACTATCTGGACGGCTACTTCGTGTTCATCGAGCCCAACAGTCAACGCATTTGGGTGACGGCACTCCTCGACGGCACCAGCGTCGATCCGCTGGACTTCGTCAGCGCCGAGGGTGATCCCGACGACGTCGTCAGTATGATCGTAGACCACCGCGAAGTGTGGCTGTTTGGAAAGAACTCGACGGAAGTCTGGTACAACGCCGGGCTGTCGGATTTTCCGCTTGTACGTATTCAAGGTGCGTTCAACGAGTTAGGTTGCGCGGCCCGCTACAGCGTTGCCAAGATGAACAATCAAGTTTACTGGTTGGGCAAGGACGACCGAGGGCAGGGTATTGTCTACGTCGCCAATGGTTATCAAGGCCAGCGCATTTCGACGCATTCGGTTGAATGGCAAATTCAGTCTTACGACTCGATGACGGACGCTATTGGGTTCACTTACCAGCAGGACGGGCATTCTTTCTATGTGCTGGTGTTCCCCACGGCCGCCAAAACATGGGTCTACGACGCTTCGACAGGCGCGTGGCATGAACGCGCCGGGTGGAACAATCAATGGACGCGTTACCGCGCGCAGGCGCAGGTTTTCTATAACAACGAAAACCTCGTTGGAGATTACGAGAACGGCAATCTTTACGCGCTTGACTTGAACAACTATGCGTATAACGGCGAGGTGCAACGCTGGTTGCGGTCGTGGCGGGCGTTGCCGACAGGCCAGAACAACCTCACGCGCACGGCCCAGCACGCGCTCCAACTTGATTGTGAAACGGGCGTTGGACTTGAACAATACCCCGCTTATGCCGCCGAAGATTTAATCGCAGAGAACGGCGATCTTCTTTTGGCCGAATACACGCAAAACGACATTGTAACGGAAAGTGGCGACCCGCTTACCACGGAAGCTGGCGACGAATTTGAAACCTTAGTTGATGTGCCAAACTACCCAATTCCGTTTGTTCCGCCTATGTATTTAACGACCACAGCTTATTCAGCCGCACCGGGATACGATCCGCAGGCTATGCTTCGTTGGTCAGATGACGGCGGTCACACTTGGTCGAACGAACACTGGCGCTCGATGGGCAAGATCGGCCAGTACGGCTACCGCACCATCTGGCGGCGGCTGGGCATGACCCTCAAGCTGCGCGACCGCGTTTACGAGGTCAGCGGCACCGACCCGGTCAAAATTGCCATCATGGGCGCCGAGTTGCAGATCAGCGGCACCAATGCCTAACATCACCAACATCACCCCACCACGCGTCCCCCTGATGGACCCTAGAAATGGGTTGATCTCGCGCGAGTGGTATCTGTTCTTCCTGAGCCTGTTCAACCAGACGGGCGGCAGCGTCGTGTCCTTGGAAGACGTTCAGAAAGGGCCGCCGTCTCAGGACGTGGACTTGACGGGGCTGCTGGCACAGGCGTCGTTGAACGCTGAGAGTTCGTCCGCCCTGCTGTCGCAGTACGCTACGCTCGCCAACGACGTGCAGGCGCTGGCCTTGGGGCCGGCCGACACGCCGCAACTGCCGCGTCTGCGGTACGGGTCGTTCTACGACACGACGGACCAGACCGCTGCCGTGATCAACACGGCCTACGCCATGACGTTTAACTCGACTGACCTCAGCGCGGGCGTGACCATCGGTACACCCACGTCGCGCGTCTATGTCGATACCCACAACGTCTACAACATCCAGTTCTCGGCGCAATTTGTTAACACGGCGGGCGGCACGCATAACGTCTGGGTTTGGTTGCGCAAAAACGGCACCGACGTGGCAAACTCAGCCACGACGTTGCGTCTCCAAGGCAACAACGCCGAGACGGTTGCGGCGTGGAACTTCCTGCTCGACATGAACGCGGGCGACTATTTTGAACTTATGTGGGAGGTGTCGGACTTGGCCGTGGCGCTGTTAGCCGACCCCGCATCTGCTGTCCATCCCGCCATTCCGTCTATCATCCTCACCGTCACCGACAATATCAGTTCGTAGGAGGTCAACGTGACCGTTACTGTAACCGTTCTTGTTCCCGCGCAGACCGCCAACAACTCGCAGTCCACGGTGTACACCGCGACAGGCGTCACGGCGATCATCGACAAGTTCACCGCCACCAACTACAGCGCGACCGCCGCGACGATCAGTGTGAACCTGGTCACAAGCGGTGGCACGGCGGGTAACAACGATTTGATCGTCAAGACCAAAACGTTGCAGGCGAGCGAGACGTACACCTTCCCCGAACTGGTCGGGCATGTGCTGCGCCCCGGCGGGTTCATCTCGACCCTTGCCGGGACCGCGTCGGCCATCAACATCCGCGTGTCCGGCCGTGAGGTGACGTAGTGATTGAGGTACGCCGCGCTCAAGTGGAAGACTTGCCGCCATGCCTTGACATGACGGAACGCTTTCACGCCGCGTCGCCTATCGCTAAGATTGCACCTTTTGACAAGGCCGGCATGGCGGCGACGCTGCGCGCGATGTTTCAGAACGACCACAGCGGCGTGTGGCTGGCGTTGCGCGATGGGCAGCCTGTCGGCATTGCGGGCGCGCTGCTGTACCCGCTGTATTTCAGCCCGGCGCACAACGTGGTTCAGGAACTATTCTGGTGGCTGGACCCTGCGGCGCGAGGCTGCGGCGCGGGCAAAAGCCTATTCCAAAGCGTGCAGAATTGGGCTAAGGACATGGGTGCCGCAGCTGTATTCATGATTGCTTTGGACGACAATCGCGTGAGCAAGACAGACAAATTCTACCGGCGGGCCGGATTTAAACCGCTGGAGCACACCTACGTGAAAGGGTCACAATCATGGCAATAGGAACCGCAACCGCAATCATTGGCTCGGCGGTCATCGGCGCTGCTGGCAGCGCGGCCGCAGGCATTTTTGGTGGTAACAAGGCGGCCGACGCACAGAAGAAAGCCACTAAGAAGGCCGCCAAGTTGCAGAGGGAAGCCCTGGCGCAACAGTTGGCGCTTACCAAGCCCTACGTCGAGGCGGGCAAGAACGCGCTGGCAGAGTACCAGAAGATGGCCCCCTACGAAGACTTCGGCATGAAGCAGTTCGAGGCTGATCCGGGATACAACTTCCGCATGGCCGAGGGCATGAAAGCTTTGGAACGCTCTGCTTCCGCGCGCGGTCTGCTTCAGTCGGGCGGCACGCTCAAGGGCATCCAGCAGTACGGCCAGAACTTGGCTAGTTCCGAATACGAGAACGCTTTTAGCCGCTATCTTAGCCAGCGCGAGGCGCGTCTGGACCCGTACCGTTACCTGTCAAGTCAAGGTCAGGCAGCGGCTGTCGGGCAGGCCGCTAACGTCGGGTCGTCCGGCGCCGCTCTGGCCGAAATTGCCGCGCAACGCGGCAACGTCAACGCGGCGCAGGCGGCAGGCGCTGCGGGTGCCATCGGCAATGCGTTCGGTTCAATCGGTCAGGGTGTCGGCGATTACTACGCCAGCCAGCCGTATATGAACTATTTGAATTCCATCACGTCGGGGATGAACTCTCCCCGATATACCACCGCAGCTTTTGGCGGACCAAAGTAAGGTGAACCATGCCGATTGATCCGAGCATTATCAGTAACGCCTTTGCGAACGCGTCCAACAACATGCCGGATGTGAACGCGCTCATGCAGCAGCGTATCCAGGGCGCGGAGAACATCTACAAGATCGAGGCGGGGCGCCAAGAACAGGCTGCGGAAGCAGAGAAGGAAGCCGCGCAGCAAGCCGCCGAGGCCATGCTGCCGGCGGTGGCGTCGGCATTTTCAGACCCGTCTGACGATGGTCTGGACGCTGCGGCGTCCATGTTGCCCCCGGAAGTCTCACAAGCGTTCACGCCGTTCTTGCAGCGTCTGAAGGGTGTAGGCGATACCCGCCAGCGCATGGCTATCTTGCGCGCCGAACTGGCAAAGGACGACGAGGGCCGGTACATTCTCGGCCAGCTTGAGCCCACCGCCAACATGCGGCTTCAGGCCGAGACTGCCGCAGGTTCACAGTCGCTGGCTGAACGTCGTCTGGCGCTGGACATACAGAAGGCGGAAGCCGAAGCGGCTGGCGGGGGTGTCTCACCTGACGCTGCTGCGCGGCTAGAGTTTGACCGCGAAAAGTTTGCCGCTGAGCGAGAAAAAGAAGCGCGTATTGCTTCGGGTGAAGCCGCCCCTGTACAGTTGCAAAAAGGCGAGCGGTGGAACCCAGAAAAACAGCGCGTCGAGGCTGTCCCTGGATCACAGACATACAACAAGCAGAAATCTGTACAGGCTACAGATTACGGCGCGGCCAAGAACGCATTGCGCGAATTAGAAAAAGTTAAGGGCGCCGTGTCTGATATTAAGAACACGACCGGGTACCAAAAAACAATGGGTACGGGCGTAGTCATGTCAAACCTGCCTAATATACCGGGCGTGGCCGGGTTAACGGGGGCGTACGATTTCCAGACTAAGTATAAAAATCTTAAGGGGTCTGTGGCTACATTAGGCCGCGCGGCAGCATCGCTTCAGGGCAAACTTGGTAATATGGCCGTGCAAGAATGGAAACTTGTGTCTGACGCCATTGCCAACCTTGATCTTGATACGATGGATGCGGATGTTCTTGATGATCAATTGAATGTCATCGCTAACGACATACTGCGTCTGGAAGCGCAAGTCCGAGACGCGTATGAAAACGAATGGGGCGACACGCAGTTTTACGCCCCGCTTGAAGGCGCGTCTGCGCCTGAACAAAACGCGCCGGCAGATAAAAAAAATGACCCGCTAGGTATTCGGTAACATGGCAAGCATTAACGATATTCGGGCTAAATACCCGCAGTATAATGACTTGACGGACGGTGAACTGGCGGAAAAGTTTCACGCCAAATTTTACTCTGACATGCCATTTGAGGATTTTACCTCAAAAATTGGTTTGCAAGAGCCATCATACGCAGAAACGGCTGCCGGTGTTGTTACCGATTTGCCGACCACAGTATCCAACATTCCTAGCAGCGCTGCCAATCTAGCCGGCGGCATCTACGAAGCCGTTACCAACCCGATTGAAACCATCACGTCAATGGCTGACATTGGCGCGGGCGGCATCCGTAACGCTGCTATAATGGCGGAGCGCAACGGAGCGCTGCCGCAAGGTAGCGTTAATTTTCTTGACAGCTTGAGCGATCCGGCAGCCGCCGCAGCGGCGTCGGAAAAGGCTGCGGCGTTTGGCGGCGTCATTGCCGACCGCTGGGGTAGCGCAGAAAAAATCCGCCGCACGTTGCGCGAAGACCCGGTAGGTTTTCTGGGTGATCTTGCCACTGTCGTAACGGGTGTTGGCGGTGCGGCGCGCGCTGCGGGTTTGGCAAGCGTTGGCGGAAAAGTCGGCGCGGTCGCAAATGCCATTGACCCGATTACGCTTGCGGGTAAAGGCGTCAGCGCAGCGGGCCAACAGATCAATCGCATGGTGCCTGCGCAGACCGGCGCGGCGGTACAGACCGCCACGAATTTGTTGCCGAAAGTCGTGCAGCAACTGGAGACGACAGGACGCCGTGTGTTGGCCGGGCCAAAAGCGCGGGCTTTGGCGGACATCACCGAAGGTCAAAACGTAAACGCTCTTATTTCTGCGTTGGAAAAACCGAGCGTGTTTCCGCGCACGGCTGCCGAAGCCGTTGCGCCCACAGGCGCGGCAGAATACGTTGCGATGCAGCAACGCCTGGCGGAACGGGGCGGCGCGGCGTCGGCTAAACAAGCAACAAAGACCAAGCGCGCCATCGAAGCACCGATTGCCAACATCAAAGGCACGCCAGCGCAGCGCCAGGCAGCAGTCGATAAGCGCGCGGCTATGGCGGGTCCTTTTTACGAAGCCGCCGACGCGTCGTTCATCAAAGAAGACGCGGCGTTGCAAGAGTTGTTTGGCCGCCCTGAAGTGGCGACCGCTGCTGCGCAGGCCGCTAAGAAAGCCCGCAGCGAACAACGCCCGGCCGTAGTCGGCGAAACCAAACCCGCCACGACTAAACGAGAAGAAGCTGGCGTTGACGAAAACTTTCGCCCTATCTACCGAGACGTCAACATCCCTGGCTCTACGGCTGAATACAGCGGTAAATTTTTGTCCGATGTAATCGAAGAATTAAAGGCGGATTATAATACGCGGCGCGCCATGCCGATGGCCGACGTGTCGTCTAATCGTATCCTAAAAGATACAATTGACGAACTAGAAGGTTGGTATCAGAATAAATCTTCAGAGCGCCGTGCCGCAAAAGACTTGTTTGAAATGTACAGCCGGCCAATTAACCGGGCTGACGCGGCGGCGTTTATTTTTGACGCGATGTCGCCTACAACCAAGCGCGGTACGACCGATTTGGATTTCAACACTTTTGCCAAGGCGCTTGAGGATGAACAGGACACAATTGCAAAAGCGTTGAATTGGTCATCGACGGCTAAAAAGTTTAAGGACGTGCTTAATCAAAACGACATTAACGCCATCAAAGCAATTGACGCCGAGCGCCTTAACAAAAATCTTACGCAGGATTTGGAAAAGTTTGGCCGCGAACGCGCGTCTGGCGTCGTTAGGGATGTGTTTGCTACGCCTAACACCGGAAGTTGGCTCAATCGTTTTATGACCCTGTTCAACATGGTCAAGCGGTTGGTCGGAGCTAAATTGAGCGACAAGGCAATCGCTGAAATGTCGCTTGAAGCGTTGGACCCCAAGCTGGCGGCCAAAGCGCTTAAAGAGATGCAGACGAAGCTACAGCCAGTGCCCGTTCGTCAGATGCCGGGTATGCCTGCGGCGCCTGCGCCGGTCAAAGGCGCGGCAAAAATTGCGCGCGCGGCTGCCGCTGGCGCAAGAGAACTGCCGCGTCCGTCTAAGCCCGGTTTGACTGCAACGGGCACGGTAGCCAATACGTTGGCGCAAGCCCGCGAAGATAACCCGAATGCGTTTTTGACTGATGCCTACGGTCAGACGTATGAGTATCCGACGAGGTGAGGACGTGGACTATCAGGTGTTGTTCAACCTCGCCGTAGGGGCTGTCAGCGTTACGGGAGGGTGGGTCTTGAGCCGCGTGTATCACAGCTTGGACCGTCTCGACGAGGACGTGCGCAAGATACCGTTAAGTTACGTCCAGAAGGACGACTTCAAGTCGGCCGTTGCGGACATCAAGAACGACATCCGCACCGGCTTCGCACAGGTGGACCGCACGCTGAACAGCCTCTTCGACCGCGTCAACGAGAAGGCTGACAAGTCGTGAAGATCAACACCGCCGGTCTGGACCTGATCAAGCGCTGGGAGGGCCTGCGCCTGACTGCGTACCAGGACAGCGTCGGCATCTGGACGATTGGCTACGGCCACACCGCCGAGGCAGGTCCGCCGGCACCCAAGGCGGGCATGAAGATCACCGAGAAGGAAGCGGCCGACATCTTGGCCCGCGACCTCGGCCAGTACGAGCGCGCCGTCACCAAGGCCATCTCGGTGGCCCCGACGTCCAACCAGTTCGCCGCGATGACCAGCCTCTGCTTCAACATCGGACCGACCAACTTTGCCAAGTCTTCCGTCGTGCGCCGCATGAACGAGGGCAACCCCAAGGCCGCAGCGGACGCCTTCCTGCTGTGGAACAAGGCGGGCGGCAAAGTGCTGAAAGGCTTGACGGCGCGCCGTGAAGACGAAAAGAAACTGTTCTTAACCCGGAGTACGTAACATGACCGCACATAAAGCCGTAGCTGCCTTCATCACCTCACTGGTCGCCCTGATCGGCCTGTTTGGCATCTCGACCGGCTGGGTGACGCCCAGCCTGATCGACAGCGTGTCGGTCGTCCTCGGCGCCGTGCTGACCGCCGTCGTCACCTACCTGGTGCCCAACCAGCCCAAGGCATGACTTGGTTGGAGATTGCCGCCATCGCCGTCCTGTTGATCGGGATCGGCGCTGGCGGCTACCTTGTCGCCCAACGCCCGACCTTTTGGTGGGGATTGGGCGTCATTGCCTTCAAGGCCGCGTGGCCTTTCCTGTCAAAGCGTATGACCCCGGAACAGGAGAAGGCATTTCAAGACTGTGTTCGTCGGGGCGGGGAGTGGGACCCGATGAGGAAGCGTTGCAAGTAAAGTCGATGATCAGCCCGACCCACTCCTCGTAAGAGTTTGGCCCCATATCCTTTACGTGCTGGATGGCCGCTGCGATGAGGGCCTTATCGGCCATCACCCGCCTCCGTAGGTAGGGGAAGGACAATCGCGCCATCGTTTAAGGCTAGCCATGAAATGCGCATCCCCTCCCACGCTTCAATCATGGCGAGGAAGGCGGCGCGGGCTAGTTCCGTGCGCTCATCATCTGTCAGGGCGAGAGCGCGGCAATCTTCTTCAACGGCAAGGATCAACGCCATTGTGATAGCCCTCGCGCCCGCCTCCAGCGCAGCGGGTGGTATGTTCATTGCTTGATCCTCTCCAACAGTTCCTGACGCTCGCGCTGCGCCCGCAGCATGGTGTAGCGCTGGTGGATGCGGACGATGAAGGTGGGCCTCTTGTGGACCTTGACCTCTTCGTTCAGCAGCACCTGCACTTGTTTCTCGTCTTTCAACGGCAGCACGGCATTAAGTTCGAACCAGTTCACCCTTTCAACTCCTCTAACGCAATATCAGAAATGGCGCGCTTGTCCGCCAGGGCGGACCAGATGCGCTCGTCTATCGTCTTGTTCGTCAGCATCACGTACACCCACACGTCACGCTCCTGCCCACCGCGATGGATGCGGCCGACCGTCTGCTCGTACAGTTCCAGCGACCACGGCAGCGACAGGAACACCATATGACAACAGGGCAATTGGAGGTTGAGTCCATGCCCGGCTGACTTAGGGTGGATTGCCATCAAAGGTATCTCCCCTTCGTTCCATCGCTTGATTACATCTGGGCCGTCGTCCAGCGTCCAAATGTGCGGGTACCGTATCTTTAGCTGGGCTAACTCTTCGACGAAGTTGTAGACAATCAGCGTGGTAGCGCGCTGGTTGCCCTCAAGGATTTCGTTCAACATGTCGAAGCGGTGCGTCGAGAACCAGTGCGCGTACTTGTATGATTTGAAAACGCCGGCCTTGTCCGAGGCTTCTGATACGGTATCGTAAACCCAGCCCCCGGCCATCTGTTGCAGTTTGCTCGTCACAGCCGCCGCCGTCAGGGCGGTGATCTCGGCCCCGCCCAACTCGACCAGATAGTCCTTCTTCATCTTCTCGTACGCCGTACGATCCATGTCGCTGCGCATCTCGACGACATGGCAGGGCGGCAACTTGTCCTTGTAGACGCCAGGCTCCAGCACGAACGTCGCCGGGCGGATGCGCGCCATGACCTGTTCTAGCGCGCCGCGACGCGGTTGCCACTCGCCAAAATCGCGGTTGATGCAGACGAAGTACTGCTGGAGGAACGCGCCCTTGGCCCGGCCCAGCAACTTCTCGTCCACCACCTTGCACTGGCCGAAGACGTCCTCCAGCCCGTTCGAGGTGAATGATCCGGTCAGGCCCCAGCGCACCGGGAAGCGGTCGAGCATCTTGTAGAACGCCTTGAAGCGTTTGCCCGATGGGTTCTTGAGCCGGGTCAGTTCGTCAAACACCACGCCGTCGAACGCCAAGTCCTGCGGCAGCTTGTCGAGGTTGTCGTAGTTGACGACGACGATGTCACTGCTAGAAGACAGCGCTGCCTTGCGTTGGGTGGAGGTGCCGACAGCAACGGAATAAGACAGCGACGGCGCCCATTTCGCCACCTCGACGGGCCACACGTCCGTACACACACGTTTGGGCGCCACCACCAGCCACCGCTTGGCGTGCCCCTCCCGCTTCATCTCGGCCATGGCCGTCAGCGTGATGGCCGTCTTGCCGGCCCCGACGGGCGCCAGGATCATGGCGCGGTCACGCTCGTACAGGAACGTCACGGCGTCGTTCTGGTAGGGTCTAAGCGTAAGGCCCACTCGTCTATCTCCGTCTTGCGCCACAGGCACGCATACAGTTGACCTGTGCGTTGCATGTCGGCGGCGAATTTGCGTTGCAGCGGCGACAGCCGCCCGTTGGGTGCCTTCAGTTCCACGAACCACGTCTGGCCGTTCGGCAGACACGCGATGCGGTCGCTGACGCCCTTGCAGTTCAGCGCGCGGAACTTGTAGTGGACGCCGCCCATACGCTCGACGGTCCACACAAAGTATCGTTCGATCTCACTTTCGCGCGTCATGCACATCATCTATCAAACAATCATTGACACGTCAACAAACATTATGTAGTGCTGGGGTATCAACAGGAGGATACATTATGGCTGCTCACTCAAACGTCGTCGGCGGGTCTACCGCCAAGCGCGTGCTGGCCTGCCCCGGCAGTGTCGCACTCGTCCAGAAGATGCCCCCGCAGCCGTCGTCGGTCCACGCCGACACCGGCACGCTGCTGCACAATACCATCGCCAGCATCTTGGAAACAGGCAAGCCGCCGCAGGAGTTCTTGGGTGCCACCTACAACGCCATCGAACTGACCGAAGACCTGCTGGAGCGCAAGCTGCTGCCGGCACTGGCCGCCCTTGACGAGATCGACCCCGACAAGACGATGGAATACGCCGTCGAGCAGGTCGTCGGCTTTGGCAACGCTCTGCCGGGCGTGTTCGGCTCCGCCGATCTTGTTGGCAGGATTGGCAACCGTGGCGTGTTGCTGGATTGGAAGTTTGGCGACGGCGTCGCGGTGAGCGCGGAAGAGAACCCGCAGGGCCTCTTCTACGTCGCTGCCGCCCTTCGTACCACGAAGACCAAGTGGGCGTTCGCCGACGTCGAGGACATTGAGATCATCATCGTCCAGCCGCCGTACGTGAAGCGCTGGGTCACAACGCCCGCCCGCGTCAAGCAGTTCGAGGCTGAACTGATGCTGGCGGTGCGCGCTGCCGAGCAGCCCGACGCGCCGCTGGCCGCCGGCGACCACTGCCGCTGGTGTACGGCCAAGACGATCTGCCCGGTGGTGAACGGTGCCGTCGCCCGTGCCGCCCGCACCGCCATCAAGACGGTTAATGTTGACCGCCTGGCCGAGGCGCTGGGGCAGATCGACCTGTTGGAGGGCTACATCAAGGACGCCCGCGACATGGCGCAGCAACTGCTGGAGAACGGCGTCGAGGTGCCGGGCTGGAAGTTGGTGCCCAAGCGCGCCACGCGCAAGTGGGCAGACGACAAAAAAGTCTTGACGGCACTGACCGAAGCAGGGCTTAATATCGAACAGTTGACGGACCCCAAGTCGCCAGCGCAGATGGAGAAGGTGCTGAAGAAGCACAATGTCCCGATGCCGACCGACCTGATCGTGTCCGTCTCAACAGGTAACACGCTGGCACCCGAGGATGACCCCCGGCCCGCCGTGTTGCAGATCGGCAAGCAGTTGACCGCCGCGCTTGGGAAGATTGCCTGATATGATAACAGCAGAAGAACTGCGGGAGCAACTCGACTACGACCCGGAAACAGGTGTGTTTACGCGCTGTGTGAGAAGTTCTAACTGCATTAAAATAGGCTGCGTAGCGGGTACACTTAATAGTGACGGGTATCTTAAATTTCGCGTTAACAACAAAAGATATTTCGCACACCGTTTAGCTTGGCTGTACGTTCATGGCGTATGGCCTTGCGCGCAAATAGATCATATAAATGGCGACCGCGACGACAATCGCATCGCAAATCTGCGAAAGGCAACGTGCGCTGAGAACAGTAGGAACTCAAAGAAAAGACGCGGCGGGCGCTGCAGATTAAAAGGTGTTTACATACAAAAACATCGGTTTGGCGCTCAAATACGCGTGCAAGGAAAAAACATTTATCTCGGCTATTACGATACCGAGGAAGAAGCGCACGCTGCTTACGTAGCTGCTGCGGAAAAGGAATTTGGCGCGTTTGCGCGCGCTGAATAGAGCGCCGGGCTGACCCGGCATTGGTAAACTAAAGGAAACTCAAATGAACGACGTAGTTGCATTCGGTAACGGCAAACTCCCCTCCGTACAGTCGCTGACCACCGCGCTTCGCAGCCTTGAGAGCGAAGTGGGTGCCGCCGGCATGGTCATCCTCAAGATGGACAAGACCGGCCATTGGGTGTTCGGCGCCGACCAGACCGAAATTGATGACGACAGCACCTGGGCGATCAACCCGTTCTCCTTTGTCCACGGCTTCATTGCCTGGGGCGAGGGTGAGGTGCTGGGCGAGAAGATGGTGCCAGTGTCGGAACCGCTTCCCGAAATGGATACTCCCCCGCCGGGCGCCAAGCGCGGCTGGGAGATGCAGGTCGGCATGAGCCTGAAGTGCATGAACGGCGAGGACAAGGACATGGAGGCGCGCTACAACGTCACCTCCGTGGGCGGCAAGCGCGCCGTTCAGAAGCTGGCCCTTGACATCGCCACACAGGTCGAGAAGGATCAGTCCAAGCCTGTGCCGGTGGTGCGTCTGAAGAAGGACCACTACACGCACAAGTCCTACGGCCGCATCTTTACCCCTATCTTCGAGATCACCCAGTGGGTGTCGCTTGAGGGTAAGGACGAGACGCCCGCGCCGGAAACGCCAGCGGAGCCCACCGCCCGCCGTCGTCGTACTGCGTAAGCGGGCGAGCGGGGTCGCTTTTTCCTCCCGGTGGGCGACCCCGCACCTCAAATGACAACACTCTGGATTGACTTCGAAACCCGCAGCCGCTGCGACTTGCGGAGCCGGGGCGTGTACAACTACGCCCAAGACCCCAGCACCGAGGTGCTGTGCATGTCCTACGCCTTCGACGACGAGGACGTAGTCACTTGGACGCCTGACCAGCCCTTCCCGACGCGCGTCGCGCTGCACATTGGGCAAATCCGCGCCCACAACGCCGCGTTCGAGCGGTTGATCTTCTGGTACGTGATCTGCCCCGACTTTGGCATCCCCGAGCCCAAGCTGGAGCAGTTCTACTGCACTGCAACACAGGCCCGCGCCAACTGTGCGCCGGGCAGCCTGGAGGACGTCGGCCGCTTCGCGGGCGCCAGCATGAAGAAGGACCACCGGGGCGCGGCGCTGGTGCGGGCGCTCTCGATCCCGCAGGGCGACGGCACCTTCCGTGAAGACCCCAAGTTGATGGCCGAGATGATTGAATATTGCGAGGCCGACGTGCGCGCGATGCGTGCCGTCTCCAAGGCCATGCGCGAATTGGCCGACGAGGAACTGGCCGACTACTACGTCAACGAGCGCATCAACGACCGTGGCGTCATGCTGGACGTGCCGCTCGCCAATGCCGCCGTTCGCTACGCCGCGCAGGAACTGGACGACATACAGGACGTGGTGCGCGAGGTGACGGGCGGTGCGTTGACATCCGTGCGCAGCCCGCGCATGCGGGAGTGGGTGCAGGAGCGCGTCGGGCCGGAGGCCCGCAAGCTGATGCAAGTCTGGAAGGACGGCGTCGAGAAGACCAGCATCGACAAGACCGTGCGCGCTAACCTGCTGGCGATGGAGAACCCCGATGAAGTCCCACCGGAAGTCGCGGAAGTGGTGCAGTGCGCGGACGATCTGTGGGCATCGTCCGTGGCGAAGTTTGACCGTGCCGCAGCGCTTAGCGATGATCAAGACGGTCGCGTCCGGGGTGCGTTTGTATTCTGTGGTGGCTCAGCTACGGGCCGAGCATCAAGCTACGGTCTTCAGGTCCACAATTTCCCAAGACGATGCGCCGACGAGCCTGAACTAGTCCGCCAGGCGATGGTGCGCGGGCACCAGATCGTGCCGCAGTACGGCCGCCGCGTCACTGACGTGCTGAAGGGCATGCTGCGGCCGGCGCTGATCCCGGCGCCCGGCAAGTCGTTCGTGGTCGCCGATTGGTCCTCCATCGAGGCCCGCGTGACCCCGTGGTGCAGCGGTGCGGGCGATGACAAGCTGACACTTTTCCGTGATGGCGCCGACGTCTACAAGGTCAACGCGGCCGCCACCTTCCGGTGCCGCGTCGAGGACGTCACCAAGGACCAGCGCCAAGTCGGCAAGGTGCAGGAGTTGGCCTGCGGCTTCGCCGGCGGCGTGGGTGCCTTCGCGGCCATGGGCCGCGTCTACGGTCTGAGCCTGCCTGAGAGCGAGGCCCGCAAGATGGTGGACGCTTGGCGCCGCGCGAACCCGTGGTCGGTGCCTTACTGGCAGGAACTTGAGATTGCGTACACGCGAGCAATTCGGAACCCGAAAACCAAGATGAAAGCGGGTCGCGTGACGTATTACTACGACGGGCTCCACTTGTGGTACGCATTGCCGTCGGGCCGTGTTCTCTGTTATCCTTTCGCACGGATCGAGGATGAAGGCGTCACATATGCCAAGGCGTCATGGAAGCCCGCAGCGGATGCGAAAGAATGGCCCCGCGCCAGGTTGTGGAAGGGGCTGGCCTGCGAGAACATCACGCAAGCGACAGCCGCCGACATCCTGCGCAATGCCCTGCGCCAACTACCCGACGTGGTGCTGCACGTGCACGACGAAATTTTGCTAGAAGTAGACACTTGCATGGCGGAACAAGCGAAAGAACAGTTGGCCGACATCATGTGTACCCCGCCCGTATGGGCCGACGGTTTGCCGTTGGCTGCCGAAACGTCGGTGATGGCCCGCTACGGTAAGGGTTAACTATTCCGGCAATCCGCCGGTATCCGGCGTCGCAGCGGTCCTGCGGTATCCATAAGGTTGCAAGCATACAGACACTCTGATTTCAGGCTCTTAAAACTAACGCGCGCAGGTATCCCTCAGCCCTTTACCTGCGCGCAATCAACTGGATGGGAAACATGGAACTACTCGATTACTTGGTCAATCTGGCACCCGCCGGCGAGACAGCCTTGATTGTTCGGCAGACACCACGCCATTCGGGCGGTGAGATAAAGTACCACGCGGATGGTGCGCCGGTCGCCACCTTCCCGGCCTTCCTGCCGACGCACAAGCGCAAGGATG